GTAGCCGTGACACCATCTAAAATATTTAACTCTGAAGCAGTGGCTGTAACTCCATCAAGTATATTTAACTCCTCTGGAGTTGACGTGATCTGTGTGGTACTAGCTGCTGCGAGAACAGGCAAAGTACCTGATTGGTTTGGCAGGCTTATCGTTCTGTCGGCTGTGGGATCAACCGTTGTAAGCGTTGTCTCATGTGCGTCAGCAGTAGCTCCCTCAAACACAAAAGCGTTCTGAATATTTATTGTTGTACTGTCTACTGTTGTAGTTGTGCCACTAACGGTAAGATTTCCCGTGACTGTGAGATTATCGTTTACCGTTGTTTCTGAGGTAGTATGACCTATGGATATAGCAGTTCCTGATATACCTGTTCCTATCGCCACAGACTCACCACCATTACCCGTATCTACAACTAGATAGTTATCGGATCCTTGCTTGATAGTAAACGCAGTAGCTGAATTGTCAGACACGGCTACATTTATATCCGTGCCGTCTGGACTTATAGAGTCTACAGCTATATCGCCTACATTCGTGATATTATTGTCGCCAAAACTTACGTTATCTCCAAAGGTTTTATTTGTAAGGGTAGCGGTGGATGCTGTTGAAACTAATCTAGCATCACCTCCTGTGCTAGGAAGTGTAAGAACATTATTAGCACTCTCCGAATGTGGAGCGGCTATAATTGTTTGTCCGTGTGAATTAGCTTCACAATTTAATACAATTTTTCCTTGATTGGTGTTACCCTTTATTACAACCTTACCGGTGCCATTTGGTGCAAGATTAATATCACCATTACTAGACGTAGCTAAATTAGAAGAACCAATAGTGGCTCCGTTAATTGTTGGTGTTGTTAGTGTTTTGTTCGTTAAAGTCTGTGAGCCTGTTAATGTAGCCACCGTAGAATCTATCGCAAAGGTAACAGCGTTACCACTTCCACTTGTATCAATACCCGTACCACCTGTAAAAGTAAGCGTTTCACTATCTAAATCAATATTTAAGGCACCCCCACTATCTGCTTGAAAGTCTAAATCTTCTGCTGTTATTTGAGAGTCAACGTAGGCTTTTACAGATTGTTGACTAGGGATGGCTGTAGCACTGTTAGAGGCCATGTTATCTTCATCAACAAAACTCTTACCATCTAATATGTTTAGTTCTGCTGCACTTGAAGTGACCAGTGTTCCACCTAATTTTAAGCCATTGGTTCCGTCATGTGACGCAACATCAAAATCATTACTGCCATCAACTATAGTTACATCGCCATCTAAACCTAAACTACCACTTATGTTTCCACTAGCATCCTTAACAATCATCTTGCTTGCAGGTATCGTAATAAATACGTCCTTTGTACCCGACCCAAAATTTACAGCACTATTGCTATTGGAACTGGCTATAATTGTTGTTCTTGCTAAAGTGGTTCCAGAGGTAGTAAAAGTACCTAATCCTACTTCAAAGTCTCCGTTAGTATTATCAACAATAGAATAATAGGTTGTGTCAGAGTTAGACAAATTAGCAGTAAAAGTTTCAAAATTAGTGACTGCACCTGCCAAGGTAATTGTGCCTGTGCCTGTTGTTGTTGTCGTTTCACGAACTCTATCTGCTATTACTAAAGCCACTATGCTATCCTTATTATCGCTGTACTAGCCGCTGCTGCGGGAAAAACCACTGTAAAATCACCGGAAGAAGCAGATTTGTCAGCTCCAAAATTAAGAACACAAACGGAAGGATCACCAGAGGCACTATCATTAAAAATTAAAGCCCCTGCTGCCGTCAAAGTTACATTACTAAACGTTAAATCGGAAAAGTCTGTAAACGCTGTAGTTCCTGATGTTGTGGGATCTACTCTAGTTAAGGATGCGCCCTTGGCGGTATAGTTAGTTCCCGACACTTCATTGCTAGTTGTATAAGCTGTTGTGTCTTGATCTAAACTAGCACTAGATGTATACAACGCTAGATTAAAAGTACTTCCTCCACTATTCTTAAAATTGTGCACAGCCTCCATTAATTCTTTTTTAAAACTCGTACACATTGCCTGTGATATCGCCATTATAACCTCCTTACGTGTTCTGCAAGCTTTTCATATCCTGCATCTTTAATAGCATTATAAACAGTTGTTCTGTCTGATTTTATAGCTTCTTTCATATAAAATGTAATAACTTTTTCAAGATGTGCTTTAAAAGCTCGTGCTTGATCTCTAATCTCAGGGGCAGCATTATCGCCAACCTCAACAATCTTATCTACACAACGAGCGGCTACTTCTTCCGGTGTAAACCCTCTATTGTTTGTAGTTTGTATATCAACAATCGGCGTTTTAGGCAGCTCCATCAGCATTATTGTTTATCCCTCATAAGCATTCCTGTTCTATAGTAATCACTAACTTCTTTTGCCTCGCCGTACAGTTTAAGCGATTGAACCGCCTCAGTAAACCTTTGTGCATAATTTGCCATGACGTCTTGCTCACCTTTCATAAAAGTGTAAGCCTCCATCAAGGCTCCATATAACAAAGCGTTGGGGGCATTTGTGCTTAACCATGTAGAACCGGAATCAGCTCCGGCAGTTAGACTATTCGGTCTGTAGTAATAATGCAACTCTACTGCAAAACTGCTACTAGGCGTTGGGGCTATGATAAAATTGTCCGTGTCAAACAAAGCATAAAAACGTGGCGATCCTGTGGTAGATGAATTTGGAGTAAACGTCTGTATAAAATTTACATCTTTGTAATCAAGAAATACTTTATTACTACTAGCGTCTGTAAAGCTTAAAGAGAAAGGTGTTAAAAAATCATTTGGACAGGCCAAAAACTCACTACTTCCGGTAAAAGCAGCAGAAGCATTTTTTCTAAAATTACTTAACTGAACGTTTTTTAAAATACGCTCCTCTGCAACTTTAATAAAGTTTGACAGATTATTTACAAAAGTAGTTTCAGAATTTTCCGTATAATCCTGTATAGCTGTTTTAAGAGTGGCAAATGTAAAGCTCATGTTGTCACCGTCACCTCTCCCACAGACACAAAAGCGCGTATCTCAATACCTCTTTCTGGAAATCCACCGGGACCAACAGGAACAGTCTGTGGTTCTGTTCTATCCGGGCGTGCATCTTTTAAAGCTAAAGCATCAACCACAGTTGGAAAAGGTTCAAGTTGTGGCTGCTTAGGCTCGAACTCATCTTTACCTACAAGAGAGCCGTTCCACTCTTTGCGCATATCTTTATACTTGTAACGAAATCCTGATCTATCAGATATGGCGTAAGCGTGTTTACCTTGCGCAAATCTTGACATCAGGAGCTCCTAAAATATTCATACTGAGGCACTACGTTAAAAGAAGCTCTGTCTCTGTCCTCAGTCATTGCTCTTTCAAACTCCTCTTCATAAACAGCCTTTAACATCTGTGTTCTGTTTGGCGCTCTTTTCATGCTTATATAATAGGCCAGTCCGGCTGCTAAACATGGAAAAAACCTAAAAGGCATATCCATAGTATTAATAAAAGTATCTGCATCATCCATGCGTGTCAGTGCATCAAATATAAGTGTGTCTGTACTATTTTCTGGAGTAGGCCATATTTTTAAAACAGGTGTAATTTGTCTATCTAAAAAAAATTGATTTGGTCGTCCTGTGGTGCTCTTTGTAGGTATGCCTAGGTATGTAGACCTACTTATTCTCTCCATAGCAAAGTCTGTGCTACTGCGCCTTACAACAACTGACAAAACATCTATCACATTTGCATTTAAATTGTAGGTCGCTGTCCCGGAGGTAAGTGCTTGTGTGGTTTGTGTGATAGTCCACTGATTAAGACCACGGTTAGCCCACTCAGCTAACATAAGGTTTAAAGAACGCTTTGCTGTTTTAAGATCGTAACCTGTTCTAACCTCTAAACCACAGCGCTCAAATGCTTCCTCGATGTACTCCGCAACGTCGAGTTCAAAGTCTGTGCTATCTGATACGGCCATTTACTCATCCTTATTTGCGTACATATTATCAAAAATTTGGTTTACGTCCAACACATAATCTAAATCAGACTTTGAGTAATGTATATGTTGCGATGGTTTAAAGTCTGGAGGGCCATCGCCAGTCTCAAACCATGCGGGATGAGTAACACGAACACGATTGTTTGGCAAGGCTACAATATTACCTGTATAGTCGCCGGCATCTAATAAGGTAAGAACATGACTTTGTTTATGCTGTGCAGGGTCATCAGCTATCTCACTTTCGGTATAATCAACAGTAAAATGATATTTAGCAGGGTAAAACTCACTACCTATTTTTGCCATCCACGGACAAGGTGTTGCTCTATTTAAGGTATACACAGCGTGATGATGCGAAGCACAATCCCAAGGCTGTGCTAAATATGTCTCCATAGGATCTGGCCACCCCTCAAAGTCAAAATCCCCTACAAGTGCAGTAATCGGCATACGCGCCCACATAGCC